AGACCCTCAACGCTTGCATCGGTAGGGTCGAGGTTGGTGGTTGAGTTCTGCCCGTATACAGCGTATGAATACTGCCCCGTTTCCGTAAGTAGGATACGCCCCGAAATGGCGAGCGGTTGGTTCGTATATACGCTCAACTTGGTATACCGCGCGTTGTCGGTTACCACGTTACCAATCATTGAGAGCGTGTCTTGGCTTGCCACGTTGGTAAATATAACGAGGTAATCGTCAAACGCATCAAAGTCCTTCTTCGCTTCTTGAAGCGTGAGGTAAATAAACTGTTCGTCAGAACTATTTGGAGCGAGTGTAATCATATCGAAAAAGAAAAGGGAGGACTAATGCCCTCCCCCGTCCTGTAACCTTTGAACCAAACAAAAATGAAATCAGGATCCAGCCGTGAAGGTGATGTTCGAATCGTCAGAAGCGACGAATGGAGCAGGAATAACCTCCTCTGCTGTCAATTGGATTTGGTAACCGTTCAAGTCGCCCTTCGCGGTTCCCGTACCTACGGTTCCCCCGGTGGCTTCCGCTCCGGTAGTGTGTCCCATCAAGAAGTAGTTATCGTTATTGTCTTGAACGATAACGCAAAGCCGGTTCTTCAAGAGGTCGGCAATTTCTACATTATCCGCAGCAACGAGATTCGGCATACTCAGTTCGAGAACTTGAGAGTAGAAAACCGTCCCGTTCTCTACGGATGCAGTAACCGTTTGTTGAAATGAACCGCTGTTCTTAGTGAGTTCGAAACCGAATACCTCGATAGCAGAAGCGGCGGCAATAACTCCCGCAGTAATAGAACCCCAATCATCCGCGTCGAATTGCTTAATCCAAACACGCTTGATTCCTCCGATTTTATCTTTACAGGGAAACGCCCTGCCGTTAATTGTCAATGTACAAGCCATAGTTAAGAGGAATTGTGGGGAGGGATTTAAAGCCCCTCCCCGATTCAATTAGGATGTGCGAACAACCGCTGCGTAGCTGTCGTGATCGACAACCTGCGTTCCGCCGTTGAACTTCATAATTACGCGCGTAACGTCGTCACCAGTTACACCTGTCAAATCCAAAACAGAGGCTTGGATGTGGTCAGTCAACAGGTTCGTTCCGAAGTAAATGTTATCTAACTTCGTCAACAACAAGCAATCCTCCGGCATCCCGGCGGGAGTGATGATGTCGTAACCAGCGTATCGAGCAACCAAACCATCGTTCAAGAAAGGTTGGTTGTAAGTAGCTGCCAACGCTTTGTAGTAAAGGTTAGCAGTTGCACGGCCCATAATGAGCTTGGTGTTGGGGTCGCCTTGAATAGCTGGAGGTAAAGTAGTGCAAAGCGTGTTCAAGTGAGTCAATACACCAGTAGTACCGTCATCGTCACCTGTGAAAGCTCCGGCAGCGTCGCTCTTGTAAGTTCCGCTTGCGCCTTGAATCTTTGCCATAATACCGTCGAACGAAGTGTTCGCGTTGGCAGTAGATCCGTCGATTTCAAAGTTACCCTGCCACATATTCAACTCTACGCCTTCGGCAACCTTCGCTGCTACATACTGCGCGACGTAAGAAGAGAAGTCCGCAGGAGCTGGAGAAGATTGGCCGCGCATTTGAGCAGATTCCCAAGTCAAGCGCAAATCTTCGTTACAAACCTGCTCGTTAATCTTGAGAGCGGTTGCTTCGAGGACTGCTTCGCCCAAAGTCAACGGGCCGCTTCCGGTTGCAAAACCGCAATCGGTGTCTGCGAGCATTGATACGCCCGAGAACTTGCGGAGAACCGCTTTCGAGTGTACGTTTTCAAGAACGGAAATGTAACCGTTCGCAATTGAGTCAGCGGAGAGAACTGCCGCTGCAACATAAGGTCGTGCCGCTTCACCCGCGTAGGTTCCGGCGGCGATACTAGCGTTAGCCATTATTTAGAAAATTGGTTATGGATCGCGGCAACGCGCTCCTGGATTGATAAACTTTTCAAATCGACGGGGGCAGGTGCCTCCATCTTGGGAGCGCGTGAGAGGCTCGGTGTAGCCTGCTTACTCAACTCCGTAATCTTTGCGTCTCGCTCTTCGATTTGTGAAGAGAACTCCGCCTTCGTTGCTTCGATAGCTTCTGCGATCATACCTGCAACGTCTTCTCGTGTTAACACCTCTGCGGATGCTTCTACTTCTTCTACCTCTTCGGCCTTTGGCTCTTCAGACATCTTCTCCTCTTCGTCCTTGTCCTTATCGCCGTAACCCATTTCTTCTTCTTTCTCCTCTTCTTCGGCTTCGGTCTTTGCTTCCATCTCGGAAACCTTGCCATCTTCTACCTTCAAAGACGTGCCGTCTTCCAAAGAGTAGTCGCCGTTTGGGAGTGGAATCTTTTCGTTTTCGTCGTTCATAACGAAAACCTCAACGCCGACAGCGAATGACTCCGCGTCGGTCATAATTTCTTGGCCGCTTTCGAGCTTTGCGGTTGCCATTTGGACTTCTTCTTTTGCCTCCACTTCTAATTCTACGGAGTATTTTTCGAACAAGTCTGAGATGCGTTCTTTTAATGTCATCTTCGAAGAGTTTTTTATATAACGGTTAATTAGAATTATTCCTTATTTCTCTTGGGGTGTTCCTTCGGTAAGAGGTCGTTGTCCCCGGTATACTTCTTATTCTGTGGCCGCCCGTTCTTTACCAGGTAGAGGAAAGCGTTAACGCGGGCAAACGCCCAAGCCGATGCGCTCTTAATCTTTGGAGAGTGGCTTACGTTAAACGCCCCCAAGCCGCGTTGGAATACCGCCTTCAACATCCCCACGTTCACGCCGTATCCGAGCTTCTCTTTATAGCGTTCGTTGAATTCGTCGCTCTTCTTCTTTAAGGTGGCTTCATCTTTCTTGCTCACTTTTGCGGATCGCGTATCGGATGCGTCTCCTTTTGCCGTGCCTTTTCCTTTGGGGTTTCTGTTCGGCGTGTCGCTCTTGGGGGCTTTGCGGCTTCTACGAACCCCTCCTCTTGGGCCAATCTCTGCGAGTTGGTGAGTTGCTCCGGGCATATACCACGTTTTCCCGTCGAACTCGTGAGTGTGAATCCCTTCGAGGCCCATATCCTCCGCCGCCTTCCGTGCTGCTTCTTCTGTAGAGTAGGCCAATCGGTCGTTAATGATGGCGTGTTCTTCGCTAATGACCTGGCTAACCATATACTCCAAAAGCAACTCTTCGAGGTGTTCAAGTCCAAGTTCTATCTCAATAGCGGATAGTAGTTCGAGTTCCGATAGTTTCGACTTCGACCAACGTAACCCGGCTTTGCCTCCCCACAAGAGATAAGAGATAGTCCCGCAGGCGCTCGTGTCGCTGGGATCGTAATACTCTTGCGCCCGAGAGAGGTACGAATACATTCGTTTAATCGTCTCCTCCGATACAGGTTCCCCGGCTGCTAATTGCGCACTTCTTACCCTACCAGTTTGGGTCGCGCACTTGTTACCGTGTTTCTCGTTGAGTTCGCGTCCCCTCTTTGCGTTGTTCTTCACCGCGTCGGGGTAATCGCTGTACGACTCCATATCGACGCGCTTTCCGTCCTTAAAACGCTTATCGTCCTTTACTATCGCCCGGCTTAAATCGTACTTATTCGCGAAGTATCCTTCTATTGAGAACCCTTTTACGTTGCCCTCCTTTACGAACTTCTCCCAGATAGCGTCGTTCTCAACCTTCATTGAAACCATCCACGTACCGACTGGAACCTCAAGCCCGTACATACGGCTTTTGTCCTGCTCGCCTTCTACGATCCACGACTCTACGACGTGTAAGCCGTTAATCTTGTGTTCGTGTTCGAGTGTTGCATTCGCTTGGTTGCCGTTCTTCAAGTAAAGCTCCATCGCCCGTCGTACGGTCTTTTTTGAGAAGTAAACGTAATATTCTTCCTCCCCGTTCTTGCGATAAATCGGTTTATCTGGAATGAGGGCGGCACCCATTACGATACGCTTTTCTTCGTCCTGCGTCTTGAATTGCAAGAGTTGCGCGTTCATCGCTATGAAGTCCGATTCGATAGCGGGTTGTTCTACGAGTGAGATAGCGTCGATTCCGTAGAGTTCCGCTTCTTCGTCGATTACGAGTTCAATAAAATTCATCCTACGAGGGTGGCTTGGTCGTTAATACGTTGGTTTGCTTGTTGGGCGTTCGATACTTCCGAAGAGACGACGTAGGTACGGAAGCCCGTTTGCCCTGCTCCCGCCCCCAAGAATCCGAGGTCGAGTTGCGGGGCTGTGGGTGATGGTGGCTCGGTGAGGTTCGGTCGGTTTACGCTTGTTGTACCCCCAGTAACCCCCGCCTCAAATTGCTGACGGCTTATCGTTGCAACTTGCGCGGCTCCTGCTGCCCCGGCTGCTGCCGCTGCGAGGAAGCGAGAACCGGGAAAGGTTGCGTCTTTTGCGAGTGCGGATCCTATCGCTTCCGCCGTGTTCATAATGGTGGTAACAATGGCGAGCTTTTTCCCGATTTCAAAACTGCGCTTCGCTCGCTTTTCTTCATCTTGGGTAAAGATGGTATTTAAATCCCCGATGAAACTCAAAGTCATTTCAGCAAATTCTAACGCTTGATGCCCGGCTAACTCTGCTCCGTTTTTAAAGTCTTGAAATGTTTCGCGGCGTAAACGGCGCTTCTCTTCCTCCGCTGTTTCCGTTCCGAGTACCTGTTCAGCGAGGCTCGTTGTACTTACTTGGAGGGTCTTCTCTTGGTTCTCTGTTGTTACTTGGAGCGTCTTGGTATCTTCCTCTCTTCGCTTTGTATTCGCCTCTGCGGTCGCCTTCATTATGTCGATTTCCGCTTGTGCTGCTTCTTTCGCCTTTGCGATACCTTCGGTACGTAATGAATTGAGTTCCGTTTGCAACCGCTTTTGAGTACGGAGAGAAGCGGATTGTAAATCCAGTACCGCAGCTTCCGCATCGGCTACGCGTTGCAAATCTTCTTCGAGGCTTTCACCAAGAGCGATTTGTTCCCGTGCGATTCGCGCCCGCTCTTCGGCGAGTCGGAGTTGTTCGTCTACGGTCTTTTGTTCAAGCTCTACGGCGCGTTGTAAGGCATCGATTCGTTCCTCTACGGTCAAGGTATCATCTTCTGCTAAAAGACGCGCTTTAGAAATCTCTAAATTAGTGGCTGCTCGTGCTTTTGTGAACTCTCGTTCTTCATCCTTAAGCTGATTCATAGCCCGCTCTAAATCGGAGGCCGCTTTCGTCTCTCGAATAATTTCGTCCGTGATTCCCGTAAACGAAGATTTCACGTCATCCAACGCTCCTTTGAAATCGCCAGTAAAGAACTTCACCAATGCGCCTCCAATTTTGGAAACGCGATCGCGCAAAACGTCGAATGCAGCACCGAGAGCCGCCGTTGCTACCTTCAGTTGTTCTGCTCCTCGCTTGGTAGAAGTAAAGTAGGTAATGAGCGTACCAATAGCCACGAGAATAGCACCGATACCAGTAGCAGCAAGAGCGACTTTAAACGACTTTAAACCCGTTACCCCGTTCTTGATTCCCCCGGTAAGATTGCGAAAGCCGGAAACGGCTCCGCCGGTCATCTTGTCGAGCTGGTTCGTGAGTCCCGATACCGCGCCGCTCGTTCCCTCTACGCCCGTTTGAACGTCTTGGATCGCGCTGTTTACGTTGCCCGTATCCGCGCTAAACTTTAAAACGTAATCTTGCTGAGTAGCCATTTGCCAATTTTATAGATGACGAATCCAAGCGCGGAAACGTAAACGAGAGTCAAGAACCAATCCAATACCTTGAACCAAAGCGGGACTCGAACCCGTTCCCCTTTGGCCTGCAGTAATTGGATGGCCTCTGCTATATAACGGTGATTGTCGAGATTCCTCATTGCTCGAATGGTTGGTAACAATGTGAGGTGGCGTTGTCGTAACGGTAACCGTACTTCTCGCAACAAACGCGCGTGACTTGATCAACTGTTGCCCCCGATGGATTCGAGAACTGTATTTTCCCGTCTGCCTTGTCGATGCCCGTTGGGAGAAATTGACAGTCCCGAATATCGGAAAGCACCTTCAGGAGTTCCACCTTTGCGAGGTCTTCCGATGTAGCGTCGTAAGAAATCGACAGGATCCGCCAGTAGGTATCCTTGAGGTAAATCTTATCTGAAAACTCGAACGTAGCAATGTCCGCGCGTGTCAACCGGAAGAACGCCGTGAGCTTGCGAGCGTCGGAACTGTACAACTGATTCACGAAAGGCGACCAATACTTATAATACAGCGTATTTAAAGGGTTGGCTTCTACCAAATGAAAAGGGCGTTCCGGGCCATATCCTAAGTCTTCGTCCGTAACCGTTGCTTCTAAATCGGAATACTGCGAAAAGGCGGGATACGCCGTAGCGGTTTGCGTGGCAGAGTTAGCGTCGTTGAAGAAGTAAACGTTTCCGGGTTCTCCTCCGTTCCAAAAGGCTAAACGCGGGAGCGGGTCTTTAATTCTCTTATCGTCCTGATCAGTATCGACCAACATACGGTGAACCGCGAATTGCGTGCCAGGAATGTAGGAAGCGACGTGCGGAGCGAATGGGCTTTTAATCTCTTTTGTCCCCGATGCGAAATCGTTCTCCGGATCGTCCACGCGGTATCGACCATACACCCTCGACGCATTTTTAAACACCAAGTCGTTAACAAGGTCTTTTCCGTTCGAGTGTGTCCAATCGTACTGCCGGCATTGTAAGTCCGTCGTTGGCTCTATTGTGATATCTTTCGAGAGGTCTATTAGATTCGTCCAATCCTTCGACGTTCCGGAGCTTATGTAGGTGTTAAACGGCTCAACATATAGCTTCTTCGCGTTGTTTCTGTCCGGGATGAATACGAGGTTGAACATCTTCTGCAAACCAGATACGAAATCGATTTGCTTCATTACGGGCATATTGGCAGCAACGTCTACCGTTTGCCCGCTCGATGGATCCGTAATGTCTAACACCTGCCATCCAGTACCCCCGGAACCAAGTGTATTCGTTCCGGTGAAATCGACCGTATGCCCGCTATTCGAGAGAGCGTATTGTAGCGTAACCGCATCCCCCGTATTGAGAAGGATTGGTTCTGTCGTTACCACAAAAGCCTCATCATTGAAAAACGCTCCGGTTAAGTTGTCAATGATTGTAGCCAAAAAGGTAGAACCACCTTCGGCCAAACGCATTGTAAGCGTGGTATTCGTGAGGTGGTCTATCTCCCCGTGTACATAAACGCGGAAGGTGTAAAAGGCACGGAACGGAGCGGTATATGTTGTACCGTTGAAGTTCCCGCCCGTATCGTAAAACGGTGTCGAATCAGAGAAGCCCGTCAAATTGGCAAAGGTGGTACTACTCAAACCCGTAACATCCGAAGAATACCCGCAAAACATTTCCGCGTCTAAGGTTGGCGTTGTGCCTATTGGAGTGCGGTTGCCGTTGTTCATCAACAAGTAGAGATCCGTAATCTCCTCAAAGCCCGTAGCCCCGTCGAAGAAGTCGCTCTCCATCGTGTAACCTGCGGTCGTTAGAATCGTTTCTAATAGTTTCGGCACACGGAAATACGGTGTAAAGTCGCCGTGTTCGAGTGGTTCGGAAGTAGTCCAAAGGTTTGAACTTGTCCAATTCTGCCCCTTGTCGGGAAGCCCGTAACGGATCGCACCGCTTGAAAGGCCACCTGCCCAACTCAATACAATTTGCGTTGCGTTAAGCGTGTGATTGTAGGAGGAGAGGTCGAGGTCGGAAAGCATCCCGTCCCCTATATCGTGAGATAGGTTTGCCGTCTCTCCAAAGAAAACGAGTTCAACGTCTGCGTACTTGCCCTTCTGAACGTATATCGCTTTCACCTGGACGAATCCCCGCATTACCGGAATGGTGTTGTATGTAAGCTCCGCGTCTACTTTGGTCTTGGGATCCCAATCCGGAATGAGTCCGAACTCGTTTACCGGGCCGAAGTAATCTTGGTTCTTCTTGGTGAGCGGTACGCGGAAGGTCTGCGAAAAGTTCGAACTGCTCGAGTTGATGTCTTGCAAGTTGCTGAACTGATACGAGAGGTTTACCGGCTCATTCTCGTACAACTCTATTTCGTTTCCGTCGATCGTAAGCCTTAACATCGGATGATTTGTGCGAGTTCAACTTCGAACGAAGTAACGAATACTTTCGAAACGGTTTCCTCTTCTACCTGCATCGAGTTTTGTACAATTGTTAAAGGAACCCAAGAACCGTCAATATCGGCCATTACGTTTTTACTCCTCATACAGAATTGAAGCAACGTGAGTTCCTCAATCGTGAGAATACCGTTTAACTGGTAGCGTTCCTTTGCTTCGAGTTGATACGCCTTTATCTGTCGCTCGCTGCCTCCCAACTGAAATTGCGATGCGCTGTAGTCGCCCACAATCTTTCGATAGGTCTTCTCTTCCCTTGTGAGCGTCTTTTGCTTCTTGCCGTTAAAGCGCAAGTAATCCCATCCGCCACGCGTATTTGCCCACGCCAATTGAACCGCTTCGTTCTTATTGTGTCGGCAGTCGTTGGTGATGCGTAGTGTGTTGCCCGTTGGCCCGCTCGAAGTGGACGGAATTACATCGTAATAACCCCAGCCTCCCGTAACGCCGTTTAACGCGCTTGTAAGGGCTGCAAACGAAGCCGGATAAACGTATGCATACAACAAGCTCCCGTCGGTTGTGGAGTCGCTCCAAGAAGTAGTGGGAACCAAGCCGCCGTTGGTGCTATTAATCACGTATTCGAGAGTCGCTTCCTGACTGCCTGCCGTGTCGTAAATCTTGAACGTGAGTTGCGTAATGAGCGACCCGGTATCGTCCGAGTTGATGAAGGCAGCAACCCCCTGATCTTCAATTGCAGCCTTTACGTTTATTACGTTGCTTACGGGTACGCGATCCGTTAGCCATACCTTTTTTGAGGTAGCCGAACCGTAATAATCCGAGAACGACGGGAACAGCCCTTGGGAAAGTTGCTCGTATCCGTCGAAGAGGTAGTAATACGACGAAATATCCTCCGCGAGTGTTTCGGTGCTTCCGTCGAAGTGTCCTACCTTCAAACGGTATCGCTTGATATTTCCGTTAGAGCGGGAATACATCTTGTTATTAAGCGAGTGAATTGTTCCCGTCTGCCCGAATTTAAAAGCGTCTACTTCCAAGCGTCCCAAGATGGCCTCCGACAAATCGAAGAAAGCGGTATCTGCGGGGTTAGGAGTAAGATAGACCTTGGAAATAACTGTACCGTTTTCCTCTACCTGGACTATAAAGCGGTAGTCGTCCGTCACGGTGATATCCGGTATAATCGTAAAGAGGAGCTTTTGCCCGGCTGGTAACCATTCACCTCCTGCGGGGCCGTTGTCGATTGATGCCATTACTTAACTGTAATATTTCCCAGATTCAACTTGAACTTATCTTTAATATCCTCCGCTACTGCCTCGCCGATTTTTTTATTAATGCGACCGGAGACAGCTACGAAGGCTTTCTCATAGAACCGCAGTCCAACGATTCCCTTACGTTTGACGCTGCGAGCGATCAAGAAGGCGAGGGAGTTCATATTGCTTTGCGTTTGTTTCTTGAACCGTCCCTTCTCATCGCGTAGGCGGATGCCTTTTGAACGGATCCACGGCAAGAATACTTTGGACGGGGGTTGCTTGCGGAATCGAAAGAAGGGGCTTTTCTGGTTCTTTTGCGTACCATTTACTCCCCAATGGATGAACGCGGCGTACTTGTTGGCTTTGCCTCTCGCCCCGAAGGTAACCTCCCGTACTTGGTTACCGCGTACCCGGACGCGATACGACAGCGACCGCTTGAGCGTTCCGGTTGCTACGCCGTAATTCTTATTACGACCGATTCGGCGGCCTCCGATCCGGCGTTTTGCTGACTTGAGAACCTCATCGGCAAATAGAACAATCGCCTTGTTAAGGTTCTTCATCTTTGATTTTCGTTGTCTTCTTCTACGACCGGGAACCACATATGATTGATAAGCCGTACAATCTCATTTATTTTTAACACGCAATCCGTTAGGGTTGCATCATTTGTCAATTCTTCAATTGGGTCGTTGTCTATATCGTGTGCCATTAGTCAACTAGAAATAAAGTGAGAGTGAAGTAAACATATGTCGTTGAAGAAATGCTGCCAGTTCTGTGATCAATAACAAAATAAATTGCATCATCTGTAATTGCGGAAGTGGTGGTGAACTCCTTGTTATATACATAAACGCTTGAAGTGCTCGCCGGCGTTGTGTCGGTGCTGCGTCCGCGCAAGGTCATATCAAAGGAGGATGTACCACTCGGGTTATTTGCAGACCACATACTGAAGCCCCAAGTTTGAGAGGTTTCAGGGTCGTCAATACGGTACGAAATTTTAGCGCGTACTTTCTTGCTATCGCTAGGAAGGTGGATGGCTGTATTTATATGCTTGTAAGGAGTTTGACTATAGGTAGTAGAATCAATAACTGCGGAAGCATCGTAGTCGCCAAGTTCTTCAGTGTGTTGAAAATAATTACCAATACCATACGAGCCACCAAGTACAACGCTTTCGTTGTCATCTGCAGAACTAAACGTCGCGCGGCCTGTGACGGTCATTAACGGAGTTTCCGTCATGCCGCCCCCGCTGCCGCCTGTCTGAGCTACCCACGACAAATTGCCGCTGCCGTCGGTCTGCAAAACTTGGTTTGCATCGCCATCGTTGTCCGGTAAGGTCAAGGTATAATTAGCTTCGGCTGAATGCGCCGGGCTTTGTATCGTGACCCCGTGTGAACCATCTTCGCATTTCAACCGAATAGCACCGGGATTCGTTGCGCCTTGTATATCGACCAAACCGGTACCGTTCGGGAGTAGTTTAATATCTCCGTTCGTTGTGGTTGTGGTTATGGTGTTTGCTTGCGTGTCAAGGTTGCCTGTTAGTTGTGCGCTTGATGCCATCAACGCGCCCGCGGAGGCTACGTTAGTTGCGTCCGTTACATCGGCTCCAGTTTCGATCCCTGCGAGCTTCGTAGCGTCCGCACTTGGGTAACTGTTCTTTGCTGTGTTCGCGGTTATTTCGTTCGCTTGATCCGTTGTTATTGTGGTCGTGTCACCTGCTAAGGCCGTTGTGCTCGATGTACCTAATTGCAACAATGCGGTATCGCCTTCTAAGGCCGTACCCGCTGACGTGCCAAAACCGGGAAACGATGTTTTCGCGGTGTTGGCTGTTATTTCGTCGGCTTGTGCCGGGCTTATTGTAGTGGTATCTCCGGCGAGTGCGGTCGTACTTGTGGTTCCCAACTGCAAGAGCGAGGTATCTCCTTCGAGTGCAGTTCCTGCGGTCGTTCCAAAACCCGGAAAAGAAGTCTTCGCAGTATTCGCTTGAACCGCGGAATCTTGGGAAATATCGCTCGTAAGTGCGAGCGTTCCGGTAATAGCGGGTAGCAAAACGGTAATGTCTCCCGATGCGTTAGGTACTCGAAGCCAAATCTTATCCCCGCTCGAATCCTCGAACTTAAACGTATTCCCACTTTTAATAATCGTTTCCGCTACGTTTGCGGTGGTCGTACCTGTTATTCGAATGGCGGTGAACTCTGTCGATCCGGCGGAGTCCGTTGCGACGGTAATATCTACGACACCCGGCGAGCTTTCCGTTATGGATATACCCGTAAGGTTTACCTTCATTGCAGCCGTAGTAGCTTGCAAGTCGATATTTCCCTTTGTGGTATCGTTGAGAGTGTCGAACATCTGGGCGCCCGTTCCGCTCGCTTTGAAGTTTGCGAGCAGTTCTTGCAGCCCTCCGTTCAGTTGAAACTTGGTCGTTCCGCTATTGTAAGAAAGTACATCCCCGCCCGATGGAGTGCCGACAATATCAACATCGGATAAATCGTCCAGGGATTGCGCCCCTCCTCCTCCGGTATCGAGGGTAACTACTCCGTCGCCGTTATCGGTTAACGTGCCGTTGGTTACTTTGATCGTGCGAACGCTGAGAACGTCGGTAGCACCATCGACCGTCAACATTCGAAGGATACCCCGTCGGGCGTACGCTACTTCGTCCCCGCCTTCCGGGCTAACCCCGTCGATAGGTGCGTTACACGCGTCCCACTCGTAAGGGATGGAAACGGACAAGTCGAGCAGCACCCCGGAGAGAACGTTCTTCGTTTCTTCTTCGAGGGGGGTAGTTGTTGCGTTTACAACCTCGTAATCTTGTGCGAATAAGAAGATGTTTCCGCCGTTCTTGATGTCTGCGATAATGTCCTCCGCGCATTGCTCCGCATCGCTTACAACCTCCTTCTGTCGGTCTACCTTCTTCGTCTTATCGGCGGGCACGTCGAGGATATATACCTCGAGGTTGTACGTCTTCGTTCCCGGATCGTAAGTGGCTCCCGTATATACGAGATGCATCAGCGGGAACGATGTAAACTTTGCGAGGTCTACGTCGTCGGGTGAACCGAACGAAAACGACTTGATGAAGAAGTGCGCGTCTGCGAATACCTTAAAGCGTTCTACTATGTTATTGAACGTGATCATTTGCGAGTTTGTCTTTTAAATACGAAAGGTGTTGAAATACCACTTGTATAGGGAGTTCCGTAACCTTGTCCATATTGAGGAGGTCTTCTCCTGCGAGGGCGTGGAGGACGTGATACCAGCCCCACTTTTCGCCGACCGGATCGCTGCCCCCGCTACCTCCAGTAAAGAGGACTTCATATCGAGAAGCAGTTCGTTTCTGGTAGTCCAAAAAAAAAGCAGCGTACCGGATACGAGGTCGGCGGGCATCTCTTCAAATATCGAAGCGTCTTCTTTCGCGGTGTATTTCTTCACCTCGTATTTCTCCCCGAGTTCGTAGGTAACCTCCCGGAAGAGAACCGCCATCACTTTGTGCGCGTTCTTCCAGAAGTCTTCGAGGTACGTTTCCAGGTCGATCCATTCCCCCGCCGTGAATGCGTCCCAATCAGGAACGAAGCCGAAGCGTTTTCCGCTCATCTCAACCACTTTCTCGAATCGTGCGGTCTCTTGGGTGAGGAGTTGGTCTAAATGCGCTGTAGCGGCTTCTATGAGCTTCTGCGGCATCGTCCGTAGTTTGTCTACAGATTGCCCCGTACAAATGGAGATGCGTTCGAGTTGGTTCTCGCTTGTCATCATAACCTGAAGCTCTCCGAGCGTCAAGTCCGACCATCTATGAGGAAGACGTAATTCCATCGTTTAAATAACTTGCTTTGTTCGGTTTCCTTACCCGATAGCGTATGAGCCGAAGTTCGGGTTCGTTTGGTTAAAGGTAATCGCGTAGCGCATCGCATCAATGGCGTGGTTAAATTGGTCTACGGGTTCGTTCAGTTGCTTGCCGTTCTTGTCCTCCTTCCATTTGTAGTTGCGGAGTTCCTTGATGAGGTTCACGCTCCGCGCCGTGATAAGTAGCGGGCGCGAATGGAGGAACTGGATCCCGCTTCTAACCGAATCGCGTCCCTTTCTTGCTCCGTGAGTATTGAATCCGTGGCCGTGTATCTCGTCGATGCTCTTTGGTTCGGCGGAGTCACACACGACAACATCCGATCTATCGACGTTATTATCTCGGAGCATTTGTGCGATATTGCTATTAGTGAGGCGCGTTGCGTAGCAGAGTTCGTCCACCGCGAATCCGTGGCCGTCGGTGTACACTCGCACGATGGCGGTTGGGTCGTTCGTATATCCGAAGTCGAGGCCGATGTTGAGGAGTTTAAATTCATTTGGTATCTGGTCTATTTCTTTCCAATGGGTGAAGATGGTCGCCCGGCTTGTTCCTCGCTCTCCGAGTCCGTATACCCTCCAGAAGTTTTCGTCGGCTTCTTTGAAGCGTTCAATTTCCAAGAGTACACTTTGCGGTAGGAACGGGTTATCCTTGTACGTGGTTTTGAAGAAGTCGCAGTCATCGCGGTTTGGTAAGTCGTAAAGCCAATGGAATTCGTCGGACGGGTTGAAGTCTACTATTATCCTCCCCGTGGTTCTGAGGATAAGTTGCCGCCAATCTTCGAGCGTTATCTCGTTGGCTTCGTTAATAAAGAGAACGTCGCGCTTTCGGCCTCGAACCTTCTGCGGTTGATCCACCGAAATGAACTCCACGAGGTTTCCCCATAACTGGTAAGTCGCTTCGGATTTGTTGTGGAGTTCGACGTTATAGGCATCTTCGTTTTCAAGTATCTCGAAGAAGTCCCTCATAGCCGTAGCGCGGAGGGCGGGAAAGGTCTTCCGGCAAATGGTTACTACGAGACCGGAGTTCTTGTGGCAGAGTTCTATGAGGGCGGTAAGTATCGAGTACGTCTTGCCCGATCGCGTCCCGCCTTGGTGTACCTGGATGCGTTTCTTTGAGTTCCTTACGTGGTAATATGTGGCGGGTAGTTTACTCATCCAACCACGAAAGGGGCTTCTTCTCTTGTACCTCTATCTCTTGCCGTTCGATGTATCCGCGCTTCTTGCCTTTGGTCTTTAGAAAGAAGATAGTCGCGGCGGGGTTGCCTTCCTTTACGAGCTTGTAAAGGTGGCTTTCTGCGAAGTCGAGAACGCCGTCTTGGATGGAGTCCACCGCATTCTTGTAGTCCGGATCGTCCTTGAGCCAGTTGTAGTGAGTGCCTCGAGATATTCCGACCATCTTAACAGCCGTGGAAACGATACCTAATGACTTGTCGAGGGCTTCGAGCATCGCTGCTTTTTTACTGTCTAAATTGTTCAGTTTTACGGCTTCCATCTTCTAAAAGTTGAGCGGTAGGGTCAGAATCGAACTGCCCTCTCCCGGCTGGATGCCGGGCGCATCGCCACAATGCTTCAACCGCCTGTTTTTTCGCCTTTATACATTCCCGCTCCTACTTCTTTAATTTTAGAAAACGGGATTGAGGCGCATTGCAATTTACAGCTTTTATCTAAAATTTTTATGTATCGTAACTGGAACCCTTCCACGTTTCGACAGCCCGCTTTTAAAAACGGTAAAACGGAACTTTTTCCGGTTTCCGGAATATTTAAGCGCCTCATAACTTTTTGGCGTTTTGCACTACCTACTTGCGTTAATGTCATACGGGTAACTCGTTCGCCCCAAGGTGTCTCAATTATTTGAGTGCTTTTTTTGATTCCGGTTAACTCAAAACCAGAGGCGCGGTAAATTGTACCGTCTCCGCATTGTACGCCATCGCTAAAGGACAGGATCCACTTAATGTGAGGCGCGTTTTTGCGAATCAATTTAAACGCTATGCTTAACGCTCGGCTTTCGCTATTTTTTGGGAGGAAATCGTCAAAAGCCATACGATTGAGTTCAAGCATTTCGTTCCATCGGGTATTGTTTACGAGCGTTATAACCTTCCGCTTGTCCATAGGGCTTCCGAAACTCATTACCCCGTGCATTTTACCGTTTAAAAATACGCCGAAGTGCAGGCCGCTTGTGTTGGATACCGTCCCGCTATAATGAACGCGCTTAACAAATGGAACGGCAACCTTTGCCGGAATAACCTTAACGACTATATCTTTTGCCCTACCCATTGCGATACCAAAAAATACAGGGCGTTGCCGTTGCTGTTGTCGTTGCCCATTGTTTCGATGTATTTAAATTCCTCGAGTGCCTTTGCGTCTGCGAGGGCGTTTTTTATGAACTCGGCTTGCTCATCGGCTAACGTAAACGTTAGGGATTGAAACGGAGGTTTATCGCCGTCGGCAAGGCTGAACTCTTCACCAAGTTGATCCGGGTCAATTTCCGGAGTCCATACGTCGAGCCCCCATTCTTCAAGCTCCACGGCATCCCATTCGTTAGCGACAATATCCCAGTCCCATTCGCCGAAGCCGACGTTATCCTTTACAATAAACTCCTTTGCCTTGGATTCTTCCCACGAGGCCACATATACGGGTGCCTCGGTCAGCCCGGCGGCTTTGCAAGCCTTCAGGCGCATATTACCCCCAAGTACGACCATATCCGGGTTCACGACTATGGGTCGCGCTTCGAGCATCTCCGGGAAGGTCTGGATGCTTCGAACGAGTTTTTCAAACTTGTCTTCTTTAATCGTCCGCGGGTTGTTCGGGTTCTCCCGAATCTCCGAGAGCTTCGTGAGCTTGAACAAGGACGGCTTCAAGGGTTTTTCTAAATTCGACATTGTGAACGGCTAATGTAAGAAGAAGGGTTGCGGGATCTGCCCCCGTATGGAGTCGCACTACTTCGGCGTTCTCCGTAATAAGTAGAAAGTTCTTCGCGTGGATCAGGGCTTTTCGTGCGTTTCTCATGGGTGCAATATACGGCCTTGAACATCTCGCGCAATGGTTTCGAGCCATTCGCGATCGTAGTGGGTCATATCTAAATTGCGGCGATGCAATATCCAAAGACCCTGATAGCCTACCGATTCGAATTTCTCCTTTTTAGGTTGCTTCATAAACTCCCGGATGTTGTGCGCGATTTCTTCGCGTTCTTCTTTTGTGTAGCTCATAGTCCGCAGTATCCCGAATCGCAGTCGCTCCAATCTTCAAAGTCGATCTCGGTCTGGAGACGATGCTTTTTGATGACGTCGTAGGTGAGCGATGTTTTCAGCCAAGTATCATTTGGGTATTTTCGGTTCCTTTCCTGACGTGCGAACCACTCCATCTTTTCGGGGTGCTCATCAAATTGCTGTCGTAGTAGAATTGGGTTTCGGTGAAAACACCCCACACAGTTGTTCCGTTTTGCAAATCTGACGGGCTTACCCTTCCAAAATTCCACTACGTTATCACGGTGTATTCCATTTTCAATGAGCGGAAAGCATGGCTTTTGCCACGGCGTTTGCGCCCACTTATTGTTTCCGTTTGTGTGCTTGCCCACGACGTGTGCTTGCTCTAACAATCCGTCATCATTGCATTTTTCAAAGTGGCTGTTCGCTCGCCTTTCTTCGCCAGCGCGAAACCCGATTTGCATTTTGACGGGCTCTCCGATCTTGTCTTGCCACCATTCAAACATCGGTTGCATTTTCATGTGTGCGGTGCAAAATCTGCGAAGCACACTTGGCAAAACCTTTCCAAACTTGCCCGACGTCAATTCATCAAAGGTCGGACCCACGACCCAATCAATGCGTTGCCCAAGGTATTGCTCAAGATCAAGCATTGTGTGAAGGATGATGTCGTCCTCCGCGGTGGCAATGAAGTCGCGACCGATTCGGTCACTCACGAGCTGGACTAATTTCTTATCCTTGGGCGTGCAACGATGATCCTCAATGCACACAAGTGCAAAGACGAGAAAGTCGCTTGGATAGTTTGCGGCGATGTAGGCGGAGGACTGGCCGCCTGATACGCTTGTTACCGTCTTCATTCCTGCGTCTCTTCTTTCCAAATGGCAGAACAGACCGCAACGCGTTGATCTGCATCTGGGAAGTCCCGCTTCGTAACTACCGCGTTAATACAGCGGTGCATGAATTGGTATCGGTTCTCGCCTTTGTTCGGTTTAGGTAGTGGCATCTTTCAATAGTTTTTTCAGTTCGTTAAACATCCTTCGGTTACAGCTACTACATTGGGAGGCTTTCGTATTTGTTCCGGTCGCTTTGCTGTATAGCCGTGCGAGGTCTCCGTTGGTTGCGTCTTTTGGGTTTTCGATTAGTTTCCGGATCGCGTCGAGGTCGCTTTGCTTTATCTCCGCCTCCCATTTTCCGAGAGGGCACGAGGCTACTTTTAACCGCGTCTTCGTGGGCATATGGCAGCCGCAGAGCTTCGAGTCTGTGAAGGCTTCCGTTACCAGGGGGCCACAACTCTTTGTGGATTGTACAAAGTGTTCGCAGCTTTGGCAAATGGCCAGGCGGTCAGTCCTCTTCTGTCCGGTTACGAAGAACATTTTTCAAGGTTTTTCGGGTGAGGTGTAGTGAGCGATATAGGGTTGATTCTCCAATGCCAGACCGTCGAGATATTTCAGCCATATTCCATCCGCTGAGATATAGTCCGAAAACTGTTCTATCGAACCAGCTGAGACGGTCGAGAATGAGTTGGAGTTGTTCTCGCTGGAGGGCTTTGCTCCAGTCGGTTTCGGTGGCTTGTTCTTGGGGTTCATTATCGTTTGTTTTATAGAGTTCCTTAAATTTTCCGCGTGTCGCTTCGAAGTACATCGCCTTCACAAAGTACCCAAAGGGATTTTCCATATATCGCTTATCTACGCAGCGGAGATAAACGTGGTGTACAAGGTCGGTCGGATCGTCCGTCCATCGTTTGGCAACGTGGAGGAGTTTCGAATAATTCCGTGTTAGGAATTTATTCCAATCCTCTCTGTGCCTTGATTTCATTTACTTTTCTCCTGTAGTAGCGGCACTTCTCCTCGAGTTCTTCTACCGTCCACTTCTTCGTCTTGTTGCTTTCAATGAGGATAGCTTCCGCCGTTCCTTCGCCGTATTGTGCGTCCAGGTTCTTTCCGAAAACGTATTGTTGGCCTCCGGTCATATTGCATTGCTTACATTGGAACTGGCAATTCTCCTCCTTCCATCGCGTGGCGAGTTTGGCGCGGGTAATGAAGTGCCCGCAATCGACCTCCTTCCAATGGCGCAAGCGTCCGCAGGTAAAACAGTTCCCCCAACCTTCTTCGTTGGATCCACGCAAGCGGATATACTGCGAGAAGATGGAGTCAAGTTTCTTTTTCGTCTTCGCTATTCCCATTCTTTCCCGGTATTAAAAAGGGGTTGTTCTTCATTCTCCAAGCGAGCTTTGCCGCTTCTGCGTCATACTCGGGGACGTTCGTAGGGTTGTCCGTCCCCCGTGTAATGTGCTGGTGTTGTCGTTCGAGAATCGGGGCGCGTTCCTCCTCGTGCTTCGTAATGCAATCGCGAAACTCCTGCATCTTTAGACGCTCGTAGAAATTACCGTAATACCCTGTTCTCATCCGCTGACAAATTAGCTTCAATTCCTCCAATTTCAAAACGGGGAAAACTTCGAAGATCATCTCCGCGCAGAGGGCTACGTCTTCGAAGCTCTGAAGCGTCTTCTTCATTTCGAGCTTGTCCACCGTTTCCTTAATCATTGAGACAACCGCTGCCCTGGTTTCTTCAGGCATCACGCGGAGCGCCGTTTTGATGTTGGTTCCTTGCTCCCAACACTCTTCGGGCGTGTACTTAAATAATCCCGTTTTTGAGATAGTTGTTAAACTCATCTCTGCTCGGGCCTTTTGGACTTGCCTTCTTTGGTCGAGGGAAGATTCCCTGCCATTGGTTTGCGATAGCCAGTTGGATCGCTTCGATTGCTTGTTGTTCATCTCCGTTTGTTTCGTTGTGTAGTTTATGGAGCGCGGCCAATTCACCGCGCCGGGTGTACTTCTTAATTTTTCGTTCTCTGCGGTCTTCTTTCCATTCGCTCCAAATATCTGCGAATCGTTCGGAATCCCAAGGGAGAACGATCGCCTCTTCTTTAGATTGTTCTTTAACTTGTTCTTTACTTGTATTAGTAGAGGTACTATTCTTTCGGGCTGCCGGAAACTTTTTTACGGTCTGCCCGTAAGATTCTTTCCTTCTGCCCGTAAATATTTTACGGTCTGCCTGATAGGTTACCTTCCTCCTGCGTCCGTCGAACTCGATTTTTATAAACCCCATCCCCTCCAATTTCTTGAGGGCTTTGGAGATCGTAGGCCGGGAAACCTTGTACTCTTCCTGTATGGTTTCGTTGGACTTGTAGAAGGCTTTCCCTTCGCCCGTGAACGAATCAATTTCAGCCAGGAGGGCTTTCTCGGTTAAGCTCAAGTCGGAGTTTAACCAAACTTCCTTTGGGATCCATACCCCTTTAAATTCTCTTTCCATTGGTCAAAGATGAAAAAAAAAGGGGGCTAAAGCGCCCCCTCTTCTTCACAGATTAAAACTTCTTCGACGATTTCGGCGTAGTTGGCTCCGGTTTGATCGCTTATCTCGGGGATGTGTTTAAGCATATTCCGAGGGCGCAAACTGCACCAGCTTCGCACCGTCGCTCCGGTTACTTCCAGTTGGTAAGCTGCCTTTTCGAGTGATCCGTAATTACGAACCAGAAACAATTTAATATTATTCATAGCGTTCGAATTTGAATGCGCCCCAAAGGAACGATTTCTTAACTACTACCCGCTTCTTCTGAATGCCCGTAGACGCGTTTTGAGGGGTCTTCTTTGCGTTTTCTACGTCGAGGATGGGGGTAACCCTATCGAAAAGGTTTGGGTTCTTTAAAACGTAGCTTTTGCCGTTGAAGTTGTGAAGCGGCTTGAGGTGTCTACTCCATTGGCTCTGCATCCCTGCCGTAGTTCTGTTAGGCATCAGAGATATTGATCGCCATTGAACCTGGCCCGTACTTCCCAAGTTGGCGTTGACCTTGTGTACGAGGATCCGGTTCTCGTCTTGAGTCCACGTTGTATTCATCATAGCTTCGAGATTAAGGTGTCCCGTAACTTAATCAGCCACTCCGCCGCCTCGATAATCTTCTCCGGTTCGCTCTCTTGTTGGATTGCGTGGCCAATTGCCCACGACGCGGTGATTCGCTTCGCTTTCTCCGGGTCTTCTTTGTAGCCGCCGCCTTTGTTAGCAAAGCCGGCTTTATCGAGCTTCAAGCGGTCGCCGTACTTGCCGGGCGTGACGGTATACTCTACCTCATCGCCGACGTTCCAACGGTCGATGGTCTTCGAGTTCACCTCGCCGGATGTACCGTCTTCGAGTCCTATCTCGAATTTAAACATTGTGCCGTTACGGCTTTCCCAGGTGCCATTCGGTTGAATGGACTTGATTTTAGATTGTCCCATTTGTTTGGTTTTTGGGGTTAAACATTTCGCTTTCTGTAATGGCGAACAAGATCCGCCGCAAGATTATCTATCAACCGGCGGAAGCGTTTCTCTTCTGCGAGTTCTTCTTGCCATTCGTTGAAGTTCTGCGTAGGCTGCACGTGAACGCTGCTCTTAACGCATACGGGCTTTGCCCATTGCTTTTTTTCTGAATTCATTGTTAATGTATCGTTCGAGGTTCGTAATTGAGGATTGGACTTCAAAGAGGAGGCGGTCTATCTCTTCGCCTTGAAACTCCTTCTGCGCCCATCCGTAAAACTTCTGCACGTCTTCGCGTAATTGTTCCATCACAGTATACGGGTTTGGAGGTCGTACTTCAGTTTCTTCATATCAATATCGAGGTAGTCCGAGAAGTGGATCTCGCTGATGTCGATTTTGCTTCTTCCCGCTTTGCAGAGAAAGACGCGCTCGATAGTAATTGGGGTAAAGTCCGGGCCGTGAAGCTCGGTGTTTTTGCCGGATCCCTCAAGCGTGGGTTGGTCGTATGCCTTGCGGCGGAAGTACACCTCAAGCGTCATCGAGTCGATAAGGCCAACGTGTACGGATTCGAGTGGTTGTTCCATTGTTTGGTTGTTTAGTCGTTCCATTCCTTGAGGTGCTCGGCGATCTCGCTCCAGTTTACCGCTTGCATTTCGTCCGCTGAATCCATATCGGGCGTACCACTTGGAAACATATCGCAGAAAAAGTACCTCACTTTATCTTCAAAGCCTACGCGCCAAGCAAAGAAGTCAACGAATCGCGTCGTTTGCTTGTAAAGATCTTCGTCGTTAGAAGCCCAGAGCAATATTTGCCACGTCTCCCAGTTTGTCCAGCCGTTGTAATCGTTCATTGTTTAAATCGTTTGTTGTGCCAAATCTATACAAAACTTTCCATTCCACAAAATTTGTTTCAAGAATGTCAAAAAAAAGAGGGAAGCCCCGTTGAGCCTCCCTCCCATCAAACGATAAACTGATACAACCAGAACAAACTGGAGTTCGAATATACCCCTACTTCTGAGAAGAACCAAAGTAATAGTTAACCACCTGCCCCACGAGCGTACCTTCTGCGAACCCGAGGATGTGAAAGAATATCTCTTTATCCTCAACGCCGGACTTCGCCCATACGACCATAGTAATACCAATGATCATTGCAGCCATCCCAACGAAAGACTGCATCCAATCGCGCTTTTTCAAAACGCGAGCCATCTCCACTTCCCTTTCCCGTGCGCTTGCGCGATCTGCGTTCTCATATTCTGCGAGCATCAGCCGCGCTTGCTTCTTCTCCTCTTCGCTTTCCGTAGTTGCGTCAATCAATGCGCCTATAGCCTTGAGCGCACCGCCTTTTGGTATTACATCGCCTATAGCTTCGAAAGCCTTTGGAGCTTTGTTTCGAAACCACGCTCCGAGCTTGGTGTTCTTTAATGGAGTTCGTGACATTGTATCGCGTATTCTTTTCCTTGTGGCTTAATCGTAAACCGCCATCCACCGAGGCGAGGGGTAGAGAATCCCTTCTCAACCTCCCAACCGATGGAGCGGTCTTTCTTTTTGTAGGATCCGGTTTGTACTACGTGAACCGTTTCTTGTGAGTGGTTGAAGTTGTTCGTAAGAACGTCTCTCATTACCGGGTGATACCACTTCTGGTGAGTGTGACCCCGTGCAATAATTCGCGCTTGCGGATAGTCCTTCATATCTATATCGACATTTAGAACGCCTTTAGAACGCTTCGCGTTGCCTCCGTAACCGTGATGATAATGCAGCGGATACGAACGGCGTGTACCCTGGCCTTTGCGATCGCATTTCAGAATTACCCAACCCGCGTAATAACCTGCAACCACATCGCCTCCTTTCGCGTTTAATAGAGCCACAATGCGTTGGGTACAATCTACCCCGTGCCGCTTCGTGATGTTGGTCTCGTGGTTGCCCATCGAAATCAACTTAATCACGTCCTTGTACGGTTCGAGTTTATCGGCGCAGTCCTTCAAGACCTCATCGATATACGCCATCCTTTTAAGCTCTGGCCGCAAAGAGTCGTAATTCCCGCGTGGGTCTCTGGGCATCTGCATAAGATCGAGCAAGTCCCCCAAAATGAAAACCGACGCTCCTTCTTCTTGCGCCATCTGTAGGTGCTTGAAGAATAACCGCCGGTCGCATTTTACGGAGTCGAAGTGAACATCCGAAAGAAGATATATCGCTTTCTCATCTTTCGCGTTTTCGAAAGAGAGCGGGAGTATATGTATGTCCCGGTCTTTAGTTAGTAAACCCATATACGGTGCTGAGGTTTGTTTGTGTCGAGGTCTACGTGTATGAAGTTCGGTGCGATTCCTATTCTCGTGAACCCCACCTCCTGGAGCGCGTCGAGGATGATGAATCGGCTTCGGCTGTCCGTACAGAAAATATCCGCTGCTAAACCTAAAAGGTGAGAAGAGTTTCTCGAAGCGTTATAACCCTGCTTTATTAACGATTTATTGTGGGAAACCGTGCGAAATCCACTCGTAATAACGAACGGAATCCCCGCGCAATCTCGAGCTTCATCTAACATAGCGAGAAAGTCGAGATCCATCATCTCACCGCTCCCGGGTTGGTCGGGGGAATCGAATTCGTCGAAGGTGAAGTATCTCATTTCTCCGCGAGCATTAGTTCGATTTTGTGGACGGCCTTAACGACCTCCTTCATCATCTCCTTCAATTCGTCCTTGTCGGACTCCACGCGGATAATACGCCCCTTCAACTTCTCAATCTCTCGATTTAGGTTTACCCATACCGCTACTATTGCGATTGCGCTTGGGAGGAGTAGGAAGGTTATTTCTGTCGAGGTCATCGAGAAATTTTTTCAGTAGGGTTATATTCTCTTTTCGGCTTTTTCTCATCCGAAGTATGCTTTTAAATCTACCGGCAGAGGGTAGGTAGTGCCTCCGCTTATCGTCATTCCGCTTTGGAAATAGTCCGCTGGCTGCGGAAGCATATCTGCTCCCGTGTTACTGTTGTACTCTGGGAACAACGAGAGGTTATTGCAGAGGTACTTGTAAAGGCGGTACGAGTAGAATTGGGCGTTCTGTCGCGCTCGCTCCACCTCTCGGTGTAAATCGTCCGGGCTAATCGCTTGCGTGTCTTCTGAGACCCTTAAAACAAGCGAGCCATTATCCATCTTCACGTACAGCGAAGGGATAAGTTCCACCATCGTCCACCAGAGCGTTGCTTTTCGCACGTAAGAATCCATCAACGTAGCGTAATCGCCCGACAAAGAAGAGCCGGAAATATCGCTCTTGAGCTTGTTCAGTAGATCCGTTCCCAAATAGAGTTGGATGTACTTGTCTTGTGCGAGGATGATAGACGGCACGAGGTACGCGTCCTCGATGCTTCCGTTAATATTGGTAATCCGCTTTATGTAGTCCGGATTTACGAAAAGGACTTCTGCTGTTAGTGCCATTTATCGAGGGTTTAAATAGCCGTTATTCGGCATATCGGTTGGACGTGTTGCAACTCTGCGGTCGTTTTCTTCAAGACGCTTTGCGCCGACTCCGGCCTCGCGAATCACTTTCTTCGCTTGGTTTACGGAAATCTTCTTGTTGTTCTTGCGGAGGTATGTATGGCGCTTCCAAAAATGTCGGCAATTAGGCCCACCTTTGTAAAGCCAGATTGAGTAAGTGTCGGTTCCGTTTGGCCCGAAGCCTCTATTAACTGCACGATCGCCCGCCGCAATGATATCCTCATAACGGTAAACCCTACGGGCTGACATCATCTTGCGGCAAAATTCCCGCTGCGGGTTTGGATCCCCGGCGTAGACGTATCGAACCTTAATGAGTTCGGTATCTTGTTCGCTTTCTCCTGCCGTGGGGCGGCTGCCTTCGGGGACGATGGCACGAGCGAAAGCCCACAAAGCATCCCGCTTTTCTTCGAGGTCGTAATCAACCGCAACCTCTTCGATGAGTTCCCAATCTTCCCCCATCTCTTCGCCTTGTTCAATTAGCCATTCTGCGGCCTCCACTTTTGGGCCTTCGAAATCTGCGGCTAATTCGGTGGCGACGGGTACAAGTCGGCTTTGAAGCCCTGCGGCGTTTAGAAGCGTTTTAACGGCCTCTTCGACTACTTTTCGAGCCGGACGTATTACGTTTTTCTCAAAGATGGCTTCAGAGGCTTCTAATTCAGCACCTCCTCCCAACTTGCCCGGTACAGATACGCCAAAGAGCATCGGGTTCGTAACACGGTGGCCGATCATAATCTTGCCCGTAACCTCCTCGCTCAAAAACTGATATTGCTTATCCGCGTCGGATAATTGGAACGGCTCAAAGTCGGGCTTTCTTTCCGGATCGTCGGAGTACGTTACGATAAACTTTCCGGCGTTGCCTGCTCCGCTCAACTGGCGCTCAATGTCCATCCGGATACGGTTGCGCTCCTCTTGCGGTGGAATGCCGTTCTTGAAGTGGATAGAGAACGAGGGCGACATCCCGTTCTGGATATTGTTAATGTGATAAATCGAAATCTCTTTATCGAGTTCGATGTAGTTAATTGAACCGATATAGTCGGGCTTTGGGTAGTAGTATGAACCCGGAGAAAACGGCTTCACGTACATTATCTGTGTGGGGTGATCCAACTTCTCCTTTTCATTGAAAGGGCAAAGCTCGACGGGTTCCTCTCGCTTATCGCTCCAGTCCTTCGAGTAGAAGTACGACTCAACCTTCTCATCTTCATTTACGAAGCCGCTACGGACGTTCTCGAAAGGAAGGTGAGATACGTTTGCGATCGTGGTTCGGTCGAGGCTCCAATTCACTTCGAGGGCGAAGCCGCCTTGAATCTTGAAATCCAAACAAGCCTTGCGGAGTTCGTCGTTCAAGTTCCATTGGTCAAACGCCAACCGACCTTCTAAATCGGAAGCGTCGAAGCCTTCGCCGAATATCATCATCGCAATCGAGGTAACCAAAGCGTTGTGAGTGGCGGAGGAATGGTAGAGGTCTACCAGGTATTGGGGGAAGAGATTGTCGTCGCCGTAATTGACGAACCCCTCTCGGTTGGGCGTTTCGCGATACGAACGCTCCTCGTACTTGCTGAGTTGTAGAATTTCCATTACTGGTAATAAATAACGTTATCCGGAATGGATATAGAAGGAATGTCGTACCCGGTCTCTCCGGTTACCGTAAGCGTCCCGCGCTCAATTAGACCCTCAACGCTTGCATCGGTAGGGTCGAGGTTGGTGGTTGAGTTCTGCCCGTATACAGCGTATGAATACTGCCCCGTTTCCGTAAGTAGGATACGC